AATTAGCACGATTGTATTCCCTCATCTTATACCAGCCAAAAATAGTATAATCATCAAAAGCTTTAGCTCTCATAGCTGAACCATTATCTTTTATTAGGTCAGTCCAGAAGGGGAATAGTGTGTTCGTGTATTGAGGTAAGGGATCAGGGGTGTAGTCTCCACAATAACTACCTGTTAGGTTAAAGTGTAGACAACCATTAGTAGCCATTCTCGCTTGAGTAAAGTCATTGCCATAAAAGGTAAAGGTAAAGCCTAAATTAAAAGCTCCCGAAACTGAATCATCATTTGAGCCTAGCCCTGTGGAACCCGATGAATTAGTTTGTAAATCGTATAAGTCTTGATTGGCTTCATAAATGTAATCAGCTTTTGCTATAGGAGTAATTATTCCTAATAAAAATCCTAACGCTATTCCCAACCCCCACGACTTAACCATATTAGTACCTAGTGGTTTAGTTGGTAGCGTTTTCATTCCATTTGTTGACACAATCCCACCTACTTCTTTTAAGACCATCTAAGTCTCCTTGAACGTGCTTAGTGTCTTTACATTTCTTTATAAACTGCTTTTTCTTTATATCGTAATCAGGTCTGTCAGTTCTGTTTTCTTGCCAACCTGCTGATGCTTCCTTGCCAATCTTACCCATGTACGGGCAGGGAGTTCCTGCCATTTCCATCGCTTGAAACACCCTTTCGTCTTGGCAAAGAATAGATACTGCTGCGACCTTCATGCCCATATCATAGATGTACTTACTTAGCTTTAACCTTTCACAATTCTCATCCCTTATGGTTCTACCGCCTGATATACCAAAGACCTGGCCTTGAAAAGCCCCAGATCTACCAGTCGTACATAAGTCTTGTGAATAAGACATGATACTGGGAGCAATCGCAGACGCAGGAGGAGCCTTAGTTTCTATCTCTTGCTTAATTGTTTGCGTGGTGTTGGATTCGTTAATATTCCGATTCGTATTATCGCTGACACTGTTGTTGTTATTCGTATTGGTATTGTCTGTTTCCACCTTAGAGTCGGATGTGGATTGATTCACATTGGTATTGGTATTGGTGTTATCTGAGGTACTGGTGCTGGTGCTGGTGTTGTTGTTCGTATTGGTGTTGGTGTTATCTGAGGTGCTGCTATTCGTATTATTCGTGGTACTCGTATTATTTGAATTAACTGTACTGTTGACTGTACTGTTGTTGGTGGATGTATTTACATTCGTATTGGTATTACTTGCTGTTGAAGTATTTACATTCGTATTATTAGCAGTCGTTGTATTGTTGTTCGTATTGGTTGCAGTGCTGGTATTTACGTTAGTGTTATTGCTCGTATTGCTATTGACGTTGGTATTGGCATTCGTATTCGTTGCTGTCGTTGTCGTTGTATTCGTGTTGACATTGGTGTTGGCATTCGTGTTATCTGCTGTGCTGGTAGTCGTTGTCGTATTTGTGTTCGTGTTTGTATTTGTATTTGTGTTGACGTTGGTATTATTTGTGGTGGTATTGTTCGTTGTGTCTAACGAATTTTGCTCACAAAATTCTGTACCAGCGGTACAGTCTGGGTTTTCAGGTTCGTTTTCTGCGGAACTTAATGCAACTGAACCTAGTAACCCTATAAAGATTAAGACTCCTATAAAGGTTATCTTTTGTTTCATTTCTTCTCTTCACCTTTAAAGCTCTTAGAGCTACCTGAAGTTCCAGCATAGAGTCCAAACCAGGCTGCGCCGGCACCCACTACTATAGATATTAAACCTGACTGCTCAAAGCTAGGCTCTGGCAATTCCATAAACCACATCACCGTGTAATAAAGTAAAAAGATATAGACGGTTAAAAAGGCCCTGGGGAATATCCTCCAGCTATCTACAGCTTGAGCTAAAAAGATCCATTTCTGGTGAGGGTTTTTGGTCCCTTCATCTTCTAGGTCTCTTATTCTATCTTTAAGATCTGCTTTTTCTTGTAATAATGCCATGAACTTATTAAGGTCTATTTCAACCTCATTGCGGTCCATATCGCCACCGAATCTCCCAGATGGGTCCCTATCACTCATAGTCTCTCCTGTAAAACTTTTTAATGTTGTTTGTAATTATAGCTTCTTTTTCTATTGTTTTTCCATCCCAATCGTTTGGTTCAAATCCGTGTTTTTTTTTAACTATTTCTGTACCAAAAATATCACTAAGCCAGCTAAAGAAAGATTTTTCAAACCCATCTTCAAATTTCCACTTTTTTGTGTGTGAAGAAAAAAACTCATGTTGCGGCCTAAACCAATTATTAGCTTGTGTATTAATAAGCGTGTTTATTAATTTGGTAAACTTTTTATAGCTCTTTAAATCTTTTTCTATTTTATTTCCATATTCGTGTAATAAGAATGAAGAAGCAGAATAAAATCTTTCTACCGGATCCCTAACTATTCCAAAATGAGGAATATCCTGAACGTTGAGATGTTTTTCATATAAATCTTGATGAAAATGATCTATCTGGGTGCCGTCTATCTCTCCATAAATATTATCTTGCTCACTGATAATTCCATTTAATAAAAGATTCTCATTAATAAATCTTCCGGCGGTGCGAGGTACATGCACAAATAAAACTCTTTGCTTTGTTCCTGGATGCAACAAAGTGGGCATTTTAATCTATTAAGTGTTTTAGCTTTTCTCTATTTTCTAAATGCTGTTGCTCTACAGTTCTTTTATTTTGTCCGGTATAAGCTACTCCGTAATGTTCTTCAATCATAATCTGATTAACTGACTTGGATCCATCTTTTTTATACAATTCACCCAAAATACGTCCGTATTTTCCTTTAGCGTCTTTATGAGTTTTTACAATTAATTCTTTACCGGCCTCTTTAATAAAAGCTTTTAAATACTCTTTGGCTAATAAACCAAATTTCTTTTCGATCTTATCTCTTGTACGTGATTCAGGAGTGTCAATGCCGTATAAACGCACACGGCTGCTATAAAAAATAGAAAAACCGACATCAATGAGAATATCCACAGTATCCCCATCAACAATTTTAATAGGACTGCATTTATATTCGTACATTTAGAGATTCTTTTTATACTTGGGGCGCGGAACTTGTTTTTTAGGCGCTGTGCCATCTTCCCAGGCTTCGTTAACGTCAGGAGTAGATTTGTCATCGGCTTTGTATCTGCCTTTAACAGTTCTTGCTCGCTTAGGTTTTTCCCAAACAGTATTCTTTCTCCACTTTTCTTGAACCTTTTCTTTTTTATCTTGAGCGCGTCTGATAATTGCTGCATCATCTTCTTTTTTCTTCTTACTGTTGTTGTCACTTTCATAAGTTGCTGCCCATTTAAAAAATTTTACAATTTTTTTCCACATAAAGCATTCTCCGTTATTTAAAAGAAATAGGATAGCACATAAAAAAAGGGAGTCCAAAGACTCCCTTTTTGGTTATGATTGAGTGAGAAACGTCATAACCATGCGTTCCTAATAAACTTAAAGCTTACGCACCTTCACTACCATACACGCAACGATAGTTGCTGTAGCCAAAGCTGTAACGTTCTCTTGCCTTATAACGCATGTTGCCGGTGTCAAAATCACCTTCTAATGCAGTTGTAAGAGGCGCACGTTCAAAATGCTTAAATCCATCTGGGCAGTCAGTTTTAACAAACCACGCATCCGTGTCTGTTAAAAAGTGATTGACTACATATCCATTTGGAAGCATTCCCATGTTACGCATAGCGTTGATGTCATTGTCTGCTGTCGCCGGACGTAGAGGGGTTTCTAACAATCTGTCAGCGATAAATTGCGAATTAGGCGGAACTATAAGTTTCATGCCTTGTAACGCAACAATCATTCCTCTGTCATCTGTAAACGCAGCAATGTCAATCATTGCTTGTTCAAGTGAAGTTTCATTTAAGTCTGTATAAGTGCTTGGACGATTACTTAATGTTCCAGCATTACCACCCAAAGGGTGAGAAGTTGAAACTAAAGCTACGCCATCGCCACCAGTATAAGATGCCGAAAAAGCATTGTTAAGAGTAGCTGCTCCTTTAACTTGTTTGGTATGTGCCATCGAACGCGCAAGCGCTTTCGTATAACGTGAACCAAGCCTGTCATAGAGGTTATCCTCAACTGCTTCTTCTGTTAGTGCAAATGCTAATGCAATTGTTTGGTGCGTATACCTTGCAGTATAGCCCTCACTTGCATCATCATAATTAACACTGTCACCTTCGTTCTTAACCGGAGCATTCCCAAATCCGATAATGAGAACCTCTTCTTCAAACGCACGATCCGAAGATTCCGTGTCGTAAATTTCTTTGGTTTCATTTTCGTAACGGTCATATTCCATTCCAAATAAGGCGTTAAGACCCGGCTCAAGCTCTTTCGCTAATTGCGCTCTAGAAATTGCTGCCATTTCCTATACTCCTTATGCTAACCCTGTGGTTCCTGCTGAAAACAAGGAATTGTTAATAGTAACGAGAACGTTAGTATTAGCGCTTCCAACATCAGAGTTTTCAGGGTCTTGTGAAATTTCAATAGCCTTTATGGGAAGTGTGGCGGTGGTTGCACCAGTGGTAACATCTAACTCTAAATGACTTCTACCGGAGTAGGCGTCTCCT